GGTCGGCCCGCGCGGCCCCGGCTCCGGCCCGGCCCGCCGCCGCCGGCCCAAGCCGCCGCCGCCTTTTCGCCCGAATTCGCGAATTTCGCCGGCCGGACCGCCCGAAAAATCACTAATAGGGTATGGGGAGAGGCGGACACAACAGGAAAACGCTGGAGCAGCACGTAAAGGACGGCACGTACAGGGCCGACCGGCACGGACACTACGTGGAATCGGACGAGGCCACGCTCGCCGAGATGAAGGGCGAGATGTACAGGTCCTTCAAGGCAATAACGAAGGAGCTGAACGGCATAAGCATGACGGAGGACGCGACGACGTACAATACGCTCAGCGACATAAGAACCGCGCTTATAAAGGCGTTCCACGCCGTGGCGAAAATGCCGGTTGAGGACAAAAAGGAGGCGGCGAATGACAAAGACGGATTCAAGGATTAGCGGGCACCTCGCCGCCGTCATGGGCTACTGCCGTGACGTGAAGTCGGGGGCGATCCCGTCGGGTACCTACGCGAAGAAGGCCGTGAAACGCTTCATTTCCGACATGAGGCGGCAGAAGGACGAGGATTTCATGTACGCGCTGCGGCCCGATCTGGCCGACGACGCGATAAACTTCGCCGAAAGGCTGCGGATACCCGATCTGGACGGTAAACGGCTGGAACTTCTGCCCTGGCACAAGTTCGTGTACTGCAACCTTTTCGGGTGGGTGCACAAGCTGGACCCGAAAAGACGGCGTTTCCGCTCCGGGTACGTGGAGGTGGCCCGAAAGAACAGCAAAACCACGTCGCTTCTGTTCCCGATGATTCTTTACGACTACAAGCGCACCCCGGCGGCGGAGTCCTTCTTCGTCTCCAAGGATTTGCAGCAGTCCGCCAAGATGTACCGTGAACTGGCCAACATCTACACGTCGTCATTCAGGCCGGTTCCGGGGGAAACCGTAACCGAGGGTTACGGCATACGGAACAAGGACAACTGCTTCATCAGCTTCTTCAGCAGCGAGACGCGTGGAACGGACGGCTACAAGAATTCATGCTCGGTGGTGGACGAGTTCCACCACTACGACAGCGACAAAATAGTGACGGCGTTCAAGTACGGCGGGCGGGCGCGTGAGAACTGCCTTGTCCTGATAATCACGTCGGCGGGCACGAACATAGCCGGGCCGTGCTACGCGGAGAACGAGAAGGCCCGAAAGGTGCTGAACGGGCTTCTGACCGACGACACGTACTTCACGGTAATCTACGCCTACGACGACGGCGACGACTGGAAGGACCCGGCCAACCTGATCAAGGCGAACCCGTCGCTGGGGACGATACTGCGGCCGGAGATTCTGGGAAACGACCTGAACGACGCGCTGATCACTCCGAGCCACCGTGCCGATTTCATGGCCAAGACGTGCGGCATATGGCAGAACGCAGCGTCCAACTGGATTCCGATGCGGAAATGGGACACGGAAACCCGAAACAGGCCGGCTGACACAGCCGGGTTCGAGGGGCGGCAGTGCTGCGCCGGCCTGGACCTAAGCACCACGACGGATTTCACCGCGTACACCCTGTGCTTCGAAAGGGACGGGCTGTACCATTTCTTTCACAGGTTCTACATTCCGGAGGAAACGGCGGGCGAGAGGTACAGGGTCGAGAACATAAACATAGGCGACTGGATTGACAGGGGCGTAGTGAAGGCCACCCCGGGGCCCGTGGTGGACTACGGTTTCATCAAGGCCGACATCCTGGCCGACGCGGAAAGGTTCAGGATACTGGAGCTTGCCTATGACGGGTGGCAGGGCAAACACATAATCGACGACCTTGAGGACGGAATGCCGCGCACGGTGATGCTGGCGTATCCCCAGGACATGAAACAGATATCGCCCCCCACAAAGCAGTACGAGCGGCTAATCTACGAGGACAGAATCGTCGATCCCAACCCCTGCATGAAGTGGATGGTGTCCAACGCGGTAGTGAAGCCCGACCCGAACAACAACTACAAGGTGATGAAAAAGTACAAAAGCTCGACCCAAAGGGTGGACGGCGTGATTTCGTCGATAATGGCGGCGGACAGGTGCGCGGCGAACGCCGGCGGCGGCGGAAACGGCAGCGTCGAGGACATACTGCGGCTGTTCGACTAGCCAAAATCACTAATACGTAAGGGGCAGATTGGAAGATGGGAATATTAGACAGATTCAGGCGGGAAAAACGGACGGCGAACAACATGGGCGCGTTCTTCACGGAGGCGGTGCCGGGGGTCGGTACCGGCAGGGACCCCACGTCGTGGGCGGCGGTCGAAATGATAGCGTCGTCGATGGGGAACCTTGCGGGGGCCTTCCACGACAGGGTTACGAAGCGGTCCGCGGACGATCACCCGGTCAGCGGCCTTTTGAACCGCCCCAACGCGGACGAAACCAGGTTCCAGTTTTTCCACGCAAGCGTCACCGACTACTTCTACAGGGGAAACGTCTACTGGTACAAGTGGGACAACGGCGAAGGGGAAACGGTCGCGCTGTACCGCATCGACCCGAACAGGGTTACGGTGAAACGGGACGGGTTCAACCGGAAGGTGTTCACCCTGGACGGCAGGGAGTATTACGGCAACAAGATACTGCACATACCGTCGCGCCACGGCTACGACGGACTGAAGGGCAGGTCCGTTTTCACCGAGTGCGGACACATATTCAGGCTCTCGGCGGAACTCGACGACTTTGTGAACAGCTCCTTCAACAACGGCGTGGGCAACCGCCTGGTTATCGACATAACCAGGCACCTTCCCGACGCGGGCGAGGACGACATACGGCGGATAAAGGAAATGTTCACACGGAACTACGCCGGCGTTAGGAACGCCGGAAAACCCCTCATCAAATCAAACAAAATAGAGTACTCCAACGTCGAGACGAAAGCGCCGACAAACCAGGCGCAGCAGCTTCTGGAAAACAGGCAGCACCAGGAAAGGGAGGTCGCAAAACTTTTCGGCATTCCGCTTTCCCTGCTTAACGGCACGGAAACGGCCCACGTCGAGAGCCTGTATATCCTTTACATAGAGGGGGCCATCCGGCCAATCGCCACGCAGTTCGAGCAGTCGATAAACGGGCTTCTCCCCAGGCACCAGAGGGGCCGGCTTTACTACGAGTTTTCCTACAACTCGCTCATGAAAACTTCCCTGACGACAAGGATAAACAGCTACGCGCGGCAGCTTACGAACGCGGTGCTTACGCCCAACGAAATACGCAGAAAGGAAAATCTGCCGGAAGTCGAGGCCGGGGACTTCCTCTTTCTCCCGTCCAACCTCATGCCGCTGACGGAGGACAACGTAAACGCCTACATGGCGGGGGCAAAGCTGAAACTGGAACAGATGAACACGGACAGTCCCGGCACAAACGGGAATCACAGCAATCTAGGCGACGACAAGGGGGCATAGCATGGAACTGGGAGCGGAGGCTTTGGTAGCGGCCCTGGCGGCGACGGGCGGATTCGCAATAACGGTAATCACGTTCGTATGGAGGACGGCAATGATGGCGGCAAGGATACAAAGGGTGGAGGACACGGCGAAGCTGGCCCACGAAAGAATCGACAAGTACTCGGGGAAGAGCGAAAACTCCATAGACGAGCTCCGGCAGCAGATACTTACCGTCATTCAGGTTCAGACCCGCATCGAGGAGAAGGTGAGCTTTCTCATAGAGGCCAGGGCGAAAAATCACTAATCGGGTAAGGGGACGTTAGCCGAATGCTGTTCAGATTTTTGATGCGAAGGGATTTCACCGAAAACTGGGAGGCCGCAAACCCGGTGCTTAAACGGGGCGAGTTCGGCGTGGAGCTTTGCGACGAAGGGTACCGGCTTAAGATAGGGGACGGCGTTTCGGAGTGGAAGGACCTGCCGTACGCCGCCGTCACGGTACGGGATTTCGAAAGCCACCTTGCCGACCCGTCCGCCCACGGGATTGACTCCATGGCCGGCGAGATAGGCGGGATCAAAACCGGGGTGGAAGCCCTGTTCGACAGTCTCGACGCGGATTTGGGTTCGGTAAAAAACAGGGTGGGCGGCCTTGAGCGCGGGATCGGTGAGACGAACGAAAGGCTGGAATCGCTGACCGGCACCGTTAACCGGAACCGGACGGAAACCGACGCGGCAATCGCCGGCCTGAACTCCGGAGCGAACGGCCTGCGTACAAGGGTCGGCGACCTTGAAAACGCGGCCCTTGTAAACGCGAACGACATACTGCGGACCGCCGACCGACTGACGCGGCACGAACACGGAACGGCCTTTGCCCTTGACGGCGTAAGGGACAGGGTTACGCGGCTGGAGGGCGGCGAATCCGGGAACAGGGCCGACATCAACGATCTGATGAACGCGGTGGACGAACTGAACAACAGCGTTAATCTGGAGGGCTGGAGGGAACTGGCCGGCAGGGTTGACGGCGTTGAAACCGGCGTGAACGACCTGCGGCCAAGGGCGGACGCGCTGGAGGCAGGCGACGCGCGGAACAGGAACGACATTATAAGGCTCTTTGAAGGCCTGGCGGAGACGGACGGCAGGGTCGGTACCGTCGAAAACGGGCAGGCGGCCCTGGGCGATTCCGTGGCCGACATGAGGGCGTACCTTATAGGGCGCGTCGACGGCATAGACTCGTATATCGCGTATCTTCACAAGGACGTTACCAACATAAAATGGGAAATCTCCGTCATATGGAACTCCATGGCCGAGGTGCTGGGGGTCGGCGACGACGTAATCAGGGTAAGGCTGAGGCTGGACGGACACGACGCGGACATTGCCGCGCTGAACCGCGACCTTCGGGCCGAATCCGAAACGCGGCAAAACCAGATTGACGGTCTGCGAACCGTTTTCGACGGACACGTCCTGGAAACCGAAATCGCGCTCGCGCTTGCGCACGCCGCCATAGCGGACGAGGCCGCCGCAAGGAACCGGCAGATTACCGAGGCGGTAACAGCGGAGGCGCAAGCAAGGGAACAACAGATTCACGAAGTAAACGGCGCAATGACAAACGGCTTTGCGGAGCTGAACGGGCAGATTCAGGCTACAAACAGCGTGCTGGACGGCGTAAGGACAACGTCACTGCACGGGGCATATCTAACCCGTGAATTAGGCGGCACAACCGACGTTCCCATAATCCTGTTCAGGTCTTTCAGCAATTTTCAGGCCGGAAAAACCTTGGTGTTTGACGACAACGGAACGCAGGGCGTTTTCACAGGGAACGTTGACGGCGCGACGATACGGGTAATGACAAAATCAATATCGCACATGAGCGACCTTAAACCGACCCTTTTGGGAAGCGTTCCGACCCGCGCGGATTTGCCGGAAATATCTGAGGAAGCAGCCGGCCTTTTCGGGAGAATGCCCCGTATAGACGACCACGCATTCGTTTTGAACGACGAAACGCACGACGGTTTAAGGGTTATCTGGTATGTAATAGATATTGTCGAAATCCCTTATGAAGGGGACGCATACGGAATGATACCTTTCCCCCCACCGCCGCCTACGATAACCATAGTATGGGGAAACCCGATACCCGTAAACAGGGACGATTTTCAGGCCCAAACCGGAGCCGTGGATTCGGGAAGGGTTTTAACGGGCGGCGCGACACCCGGAACCTTTGGCGAAAGTATAAGCATTGATATCGAAGCTGCCGAGGGGAGCAATAATTTAATAACAAGCGACGCGGTGTATCAGGCTATGGAACGGATACGGGAAGAGAATTCCTTTAACACGGACGAAAGCAATACCGGCCAGAACTGGATTGACGGGAATCCCATATACAGGCGCGTCCTGACCGGAAACACGGGAACCGCTTCGCCCACCGTTTTCGGGTTTATAGAAAATCTCGGCTCTTTCGTGAACATCAGGGGGCATATCAGGAACCCGCTCTTTATCGACAATATAAACACGGTTGACATTAATTTTGAAACCGGCGAATTAAGGGGACACTGGCCGCAGCACGGCGTAATAAATACCCCGGTCTGGAACTGGTGGAACGTCGGTTCGCCAACCGTAAACTTTGCGGCAAGCGGTTCCCATAACAATATCAACGGATTAAACGTCGGACGCTTGGGCGGTGCGGCCGGCGGTATAACCTGGGGGCCGGCGGGGTTTGCAATGGGAGGCAACCGCTTTACCGTAGGGGCCGTTTCCCCGTCGGGAACAACCGAGACAACGCCGTCTATGAGAATAGCGGGAGTTTTGGATTTTACAATGCCCACGCTTTTGGAGATTGATTTTGGAAGCGCATCCGGAGCCGGAGCGTTTCAGGTCAGCATAAACAACAACACCATATCCATGGCAAACAGCGTTCACGGAAACGCGAGCCGCGTGGTGAACCAGACCATGAGCGGCAGCGGCACTTTCCAGCACCTTATCGACACAAGGGAATGGACCGTCGGCAGACAGTTCCTTGACTCGGCCACAATCACGCTCAGAGGGGAAGGAACTCTGACCATGCAGATATTCGCGATTCGGCTTTTAAGGCGGACGTCCTGGGAAAACAGCGAGTTCAACATCATATTCGAGTACACAAGAAATCACTAACAGGCAGGGGGAAAACATGAAGAAGGAAAAACGGAAACTGGCGTTCAAAAACGCGGAGATACGGTCGTTCGTCAACGGGGAAAAAAAGATGGTGGAGGGCCTGATACCCTACGATTCCAAATCCCTGCCCATATGGGGAACGACCGAGATTATCGGCAGGACGGCGTTCAAAAAGACGCTTGCCGACGGCGCGGAGGTACGCGCCCTGTGGAACCACAACGACACCCACATCCCGGGCAGCACCAAATCAGGCACGCTGACGCTGGAAAACACCGACGGCGGCCTGGTCTGCCGGTGCGAACTGCCTAAAACGTCCTACGCGGACGATCTTTACGAGGTAATCGGACGCGGCGACGTTACCACCATGAGCTTTGGGTTTACCGCCGTGAAGTGCATGTACGACCGGGAGAGCGACACGCGGACGCTCAAGGAGGTGCGCCTTCACGAGGTCAGTTTCGGCGTGCCCTTCCCGGCGTACACGGAAACCACGTCGCAGGCGTACACGCGGGGCCTGGAGAAAAGGAACATCGACGCGGAAAGGCTGAACGCCGTTCTGGAAAAGGACGAATTTCTGGACGCGGACAGGCAGGTAATAAGGCGGACGGTTGAGGTGCTTAACGGTCTCATCGGCGGCGAAGCAGTCGGGGGGGAGCCGGCGGAAGCCACTCCCGGGCAAACGGACACTTCGGAAGCCGACGGCGGCGCGGCGGCGCTTCAGCTTCGGATAGAGGCGGAAATAGCCGCCTGAAAATCACTAATAGGCAAGGAGCAAAAAATGGATCAGGAACTTTTGGCAGTCAACATAGAACTGCGGAGCCTTGGCGACAAGGTAGGGGACGGATCGATCAGGGCCGGGGACGCGAAGGCCAGGTTCGATGAACTCAGGGCGCAAAAGCGGGAAATCGAGCAGCGCATGGCGCAGGCCGCCGCGCCAATCGAAAAGGAGGGAAGGAGTACTTCCGTCGAAGAGGTGCGGTCGGCCATGGCGGAAAAGCGGGCAATAACGCTGAACGGCACCGGCGCGATAAACCAGATATCACAGCTGGCGAAGGAGCTTGCCAGGAAGAAGCGGATTCTGGATTTGGTGCGGTACTTCTACGGCCCCAACGCCGCCACAAACATACCGGTGCTGAGCCCCACCCTGGCCGTTCCGGATGCCTATGCGGAGGGCGCGACCAACATAATCCCCGACAACCGGGCCAGGATTAGCGCGAAAGTCATAACGCCGCACGCCTTCGTGAGCATTCTGCCCGTGAGCGCCGAGGCGCTTACGCTGGGCAGCGTGAACCTGGAAAGCGAGCTTCCGGCGATTTTCGCGGAGGCGTTTGCGGACGGGTTCGCCCGGCAGGTCGTACAGGGCGACGGCACCGGCCTAAACTTCAACGGTCTGTTTAACGACATCGCTGCCGACAACAGGATACAGTGCGGAGCGCCGGGAACTCCCCGCATCGCGGACTTCGTGGAACTCGCGCTTACGCTGCGGGACTTCACCGACGACGCGATAATCGTCACTCACCCCACGGTCTACGCCGGGATTTTGGCGGACTCCACCGCCGGGGTCGCGGAGCTGTACAAGGAGGAGCTTATCCGCAACAAGACCGTAGAGGGCGTGAGCGTCCTTCTTACCGGCTACGCGCCGAGCAGCATTGCCGCCGGCGCGACCGTCGCGGTTGCCGGCAGGATGCGCGACTACGGTTTCGGCCTTGCCAGCGAGATAAGCATCAGGCCGATACAGCGCGTGGGCGACACCAACACGTATTTCCAGGCAACGGTTTTCGGCAACGGCACGAAGATTGTTGACAAAAACTTCTACGGGCTCGCGGCCAGGTAAGGGGGGTAAGCGAATGGCGAATTCAGGCGAAAACCGGAACGACGGCCCCGCCCCCGGAACGGAAGGGGAAGGGGGAGCGGAAAAGACCGTAAAGGTCAGGTTCAAAAACGCGTACATGGGCACGCTCGGCAACTACCGCGCGGGGGCGGTTTACGACCTGCCCGTAAAAGTCTACGCGGTGCTGAAAGCGGACTGCGAGAAGGTGAAACAATGATTGTTTCCGTGGCCGATTTGCAGAAATTCACGCGGGTCATCGAAGACGACGACAGGCAGAAGCTCTACGTAAATTCGGCCACGGAAATAGTCGAGAACTACCTCGGTTACGGCCTTGCCCTGACGAAATACGTTTCCGTTCTGAACGGGAACGGCACAAACGAGATACAGCTCAGGGCAAGGCCTATTAAAACGCTGTTAAGCGTCGCCATAGACGGCGCGGCGGTGTCGCCGGCCGGCTTTGAGACAAGCAACGAATTTCTGGTTTACAAAAACGGCGTGTTCCCGGCCGGAACGGGAAACGTGCGGGCCGTATACTGGGCCGGGTTTTCGCCCTCCGGGGACGCTGACATCGGCGGCGGCGGCGTTCTGGACGGCGGCGACTCCGGAACGGAAGTCTTTGCCGTCGATCTGGACGGGGGCAACGCCGTGTTTGCGGAAAGCGGCGCGGTACTGCCGGAAACAATCAAGGGGACGATACTGCGGATAGCCGCCCTGCTGCAAACGGAATCGGACGGAAACATAGGCATTACCGGAAAGTCCTTCGCCGAAAACGGAAGCAGAACGTTCATAAACTTCACCGACTTTAACAAGTTTCTCGCGCCCGTCGGCAGGTGGAAACTTATAAGGATATAGCATGCTGACTTGTACGTTTAACAGCGAAGCGTTTGAGGCCAAACTGAAACTGTTCGGCAGCGGACTGGGGCTTATTTTCCTCGAACTGCTGAAGGACGTCGGCGAAAAAATGACGGCGGAAGTTACGCCGCCCCGCAGAACGGGAAGGCTTGCCGCGTCCGTCAGGTTTTTGGCAAACCATTACGAGCCGTCGGCGCTGACAACCAGAAAAAACCTGAGCAGGGGACATGTCCGTTACGCCAACCCCGTGGAACACGGCTCCACCGTGAAAAGCAGAGGCATAAAAAAGACCGGGGAGTACGTCAACAAACGCGGCACAAAGGTCGTGTTCGACAAAACCAACCGCCTCTTTTTCAAAATCGACGGAGAATGGATGTCGCTGGGCAAGTCAAACGAAGAAGGATATGTGGAGACGGGAAAAACCAAACCCAGAGAGGCGCAGCCCTTCATGAAACCGGTCTTCGACAGATATTTCGGCGGCGACGGTTCCCTAG